TACGGATGGCTCGATTGCTTCTGACGCTTGCTCTTCCATGTTCACTGAAATCAAACGCACGACCTTGGGTATGTATCCTTGGTCGTTTACTATTGCAAAGGTTCAGCTTGCCCGTGATACGGCAACCCCTCAGAACGAGTGGACCTACCAATACATTCTTCCCAGCGACATGCTTCTAGGCGTTCCCCGTGCGGTACGGGTATCGAGCGCGTCGGGTGTTGCCCCGTACAAGCAGTGGGAAATAAACCAGGGCGCAGCCGGTCTACCTGTCTTGATGACCAACGCCACAGAAATCCACATCGATTATCAGAAGTCTGTCAATGAAGCTGAGATGCCGAGTTATTTCGTGCAGCTCCTAGCCTACCAGCTTGCCTGGCATTTGGCCGAGGTAATTACTGACCAGACGACTAAAAGCGAATACTGGCGCGTGGTTGCGCTTGGAAACCCTGGAGAGGGTCAAAGAGGTGGTTTCTTCCGTCAGGCTGTCAACATTGACGGCGGCGGTCAGACGCCATCTGTCATTGCTGATTACATACTGACGGATGTTCGTGGATGAGCCGTGTACAACAATATCAGGCAAATTTCACTGTAGGTGAGCTGGACCCGCTTTTGCGCGGTCGGATTGATTTGCAGCAATATTTCTCGTCTGTCGCATTGGCCGACAATGTTTTGTTCGAACCTCAAGGTGGGTTCAGCCGGCGACCAGGGACACGCTTTGTCACTGACTTAACAGCGGACAACCCTGGCAACGGCGTCTTGCTTATCCCGTTTGAATTTTCAACGACACAAAATTTTATGATTGTTGCGTCCGTTTACAACACGGCATCGACCATTCGGTTCCGGTTCTATGCGGACCAAAGTCTCATCACCAACATCAATGGGTCTGGCAATGATTATCTCGATTACAGTGTTGGTACGCTCTATGTGGCTTCGGCTATCGACATGGACAAAACATATTACACGCAAAGTGCGGATACGCTGGTTTGCGTCAATGAAAACTTCGCTCCGTTCTCTGTGGTGCGGGGTGCGAACAACTCGACCTGGACGATTTCTGCGCTGTCTCTCACTTTGCCCAAGACGCTGTTTACGGTATCTGAAAGCAATCCGGCGGCGACGTTAACACCAAGCGCTGTCAGTGGCACAGTAACCCTTACAGCCGGTGCATCAGTCTTCACCTCTTCACATGTAGACCAGTATGTTTACGACAACACAGACTTTGGTCGGGCGCGTATTACTAAATTCAACAGCGCCACCGAGGTGCTAGCGGTGACAGAGGTTCCGTTCTTTTCAACGGATGCAATTGCTTCTGGTGATTGGACCCTAGAGGAAGGGCATGAAGACGCCTGGTCCAACACGCGAGGCTGGCCTAGAACAACAACATTTCACGAAGGGCGGCTATGGTTTGGCGGCAGTGCATCTCAGCCAGCAACGGTATGGGGTTCAAAGGTCGCGGAATACTTTAACTTCAAGCCAGCCGAGGCGCTTGACGATGACGCCATCTCGGCAACCCTTACGACCGACAGTGTGAACGCAATCACGGCGATGCGCTCCGGTCGAGACTTGCAAATTTTCACAACGGGTGCAGAGTTCTTTGTCCCCCAGGCTGACCTGGACCCGATTACACCAGCGAACATTACTATCAAATCAGCGACACGTCGCGGTTCTCAGCTCGGCATCCGGCCCCAAGCGGCAGAGGGTGGCACGCTGTTTATCCAGCGCCAAGGTAAGGCAGTGCGTGAAATGCTGTTCTCAGACGTAGAGCTGTCCTATGTGGCCAATAACATCTCCCTATTGTCGTCACATATGCTGGTTGACCCGCAACGGATGGCTCTACGCCCAGCAACGGACACCACCGAGGGTGACCTGTTGATGATTGTAAACGGCACCAACACAGAGGGCTATCGTGGTGCCTCGGTTGGTTTTGTCGGAACCATCACGGCGTTCATGCTAAACCGGCCACAACAAATTGTCGCACCATCATCTTGGACAACTGACGGTGACTTCATTGATGTCGCTGTGGACCTCGATACAATTTACACTGTGGTCAAGCGCACCATCAATGGCGCGACGAAATACTACCTTGAAACATTTGACGATGACCGCACAACGGATGCGGCTATCCAGTATTATTCTGGTGCCGTGGCTCCTGACCAGGCTATACCTGGGACAACAACAGCCAGCGGTCTATCTCACCTAGAAGGTGAAGCCGTTAAGATTATTCGAGACGATATAGTAGACCCTGATGGCACGGTCTCGTCTGGCGCTGTTACTCTTGGTGCGGTGCCAACTGTCTATGCGGAGGTGGGTCTTAACTACGATATCACGGTCAAGACCCAGCCCTTCGAGCCACGCCTGTCTAGTGGTTCTCAGCAAAGTCAGAAGCGTCGGATTTTAGAGATAACACCTCTTCTTCACACGACGCAAAACATCACCATAAACGGCAATGAAATAAACCTGACGCAGGGGTCATTGTCTGGTTCTGGCGCGGTCCCAACATTTACGGGGCCAAGAAAGACACAAGGGTTCCGAGGATATGATCGGGACGCACAAATCACCATTAGTCAAAGTCAGCCATTGTTCCTCACTGTGTTGGCCTTGGACTACAAAGTAAGCGTGGGGGCGTAATATGAGTGCGGCTTTACAAATTGTTGGTGCGGTAATTAGCGGGATAGCACAGATACGAGCTGCCCAGGCGCAGCAAGTACAATACGAAATGCAAGCTCGAAACGCGCAGATACAAGGGCGCGTCGATGCGGCGAACTACAAGATGCAGGGCGCACAAGTTCTGCGAAACATGGAAAAGGCCATGGCTGCATCTACAGCTCGAACAGCGGCGGGAGGTCTCAACCCTTACGCCTCTGGTGAAAGCGCTGACCTAATCAACACCTACTCAATGAACGTCGGTATCGGCGACAGTGGCTTGGCTAGAACAAACGCCCAGCTAGCGCTCGATGCTGGTAACCGCAATGCCCAACAATTCCGCACCGCTGGTCGGTATGCTGTCCAATATGGAACGCTGGCGGCGATTGGTAATACGGCAACCGGTGTTGCACAGGGTATGCAAAATTTCAGCCCTAGTGGCTCAACAGGAAATGCGACGGAATAATGGCAGAGCGTAGCGTAAGAGCAAGACGGGCAAGTATGCAACTATACGCACCGCGTGAGACGGCAGCGCCGGCTCAAGCAATTGAGCGTGGCATGAACCAGCTCTCCAGCGCTATGGACCGTATGTCATCATTCTTTGGCCAGCAAGCCCGTATGGAAGCCGAGATACAAGGTGCGCAATATGGCGCTAAGAACGCACCTACCGCCGAGCAACTTCGTGATGCCTTCCAGAGTGGAGAAGAACTAGAGCTGCCTGGTGGATACGGTACGGTGTTTGACCGAGCTGCCCGTAAGGCTGCGCTCGACATCACACAGACTGAGATTGAGTTTGAAGCACGCAAGCGCATCAATGAAATTTTAGCTAACGCAAAGCGAAACAATACTAACCCTGCAACCATCGTTGACGACATCGATGCTGTCACGCATGGGTTTGCGGCGACGTTTGATGATAGCAGCCCTGGCGTGGCAAGAAAGCTGCGTGCCAGCTTGAGTATCTGGTCCAACAGCAAAATGGCGTCTTACGAGAACAGCTATATCGCGGAACAGAAATCTAGGTCTCAATCAAACTTCATTGCTAATACACTATCCATGATGGAGGGCTTTGACGACTTCATTGCTAGTGGTATCCCGACCGGTCAGGTTGACCCTAATACTGGAGAAGAAATCCGCATCCCTATGACCGCTGCCGACATGACAGCGCTAAAGATGGCAAAGATTGAAGAAGCCAGACTAAAAGGTTTGCCGGCCTCTAGCCTGACAACTCTGGCTAACTTGTTTGACAAAAAGCTTGTGGATGCATCGAACCGCGTGCTGGTCGATAGCGTTCTAACAATGGAAGACCCGCAAGATGCTATCCTAAACATTGGCCGTGGCAAGGTGGACGGTCTCAGTGTCGCAACGCAAAATGCGGTCGCAACTCTGCGTGGCCAGGACTTGTCGTTCTCTGATATTGCCAAAGAGCTGCGCACCCGTCGTGTGGACGAGCTAAACTACATCGAGAGCGAACAGAGCTTCCAAAACAACCAAGCAGAGCAAAGCGAAGAGGTTTATGAAGCTAACGCAATGAGAGCCATCACTGAGGGTGATTGGGCCACGGCGGCTGTACAAATTACCCTGCTTGCTCAGACTGACCCTGTGAAGGCGCAAAAACTTCGTGAAGAGTGGATGCAAGATGGACAACGCCGCACAGTCAGCTCACCAACCGCAATCAATGCACTGCAAAATCTCGGTCCGAATATTACGTTCCAAGATGTTTCTAAGTATTGGCCGGAGCTAACACCGGCTGACCAGGATAAATATTTCAAACGCGCTGAAACTTACGAGAATGAAGAAGTGCGAGTTGCCCTATCGTTTATGAAGGGCGAGTTGCTGCTACCTTCTAACATTGATGCTATCAACGACAGTGACCCCAACTTCGAGAAGGTGAACATCTATCGTCGTTTGCAAGGTCGTTTGGAGATGGCTGCGCTTGAAGCTAAACGGGCCGGTGTGGATTTTAACGCCCGTGAAGTGGCTATGCGTCTTCTGAAGGAAGAAGGCACCAACATCAGTGAAGCAGAAGGCAAGCTAAAGATTGAGGCTGGCAATAACGTCATAACGATGTTGTCTAGTCAGGGCGGTTTTGAATTAGAGCAAGGCCAGTTCCAAGAAGCTCTGCGCACCGTGCGGAAACTTATTACGGACAAGGAAGCCGGCAACAAGGATGGCATCCCTGCAAACCTTCGCCGGTTAAATGTAGCCCAGCTTCGTAACTTAGAAAGAGCGCTGAAGGAGGCTATGCGATAATGGATGACCTACTAGAAGCCAGAAGACAATCGCATGAGTTTCGTAGTTCTACGATGCATGACGTGGTTATAAATAACAACGGCACGATGGTTGGCGAGGCTCTCGATGAAACCAATACGCAATTAGACATCGATGCGGTCCTAGCTAAACGCCCTGGCATCCGCACGTCGCCTCTCGACGCTCTGTCAAACATCACCATGGAGGATGTTACTGACGTGGCCAAGGCTGGCGGTAGAGCGGTTCTTGGTGGCGTACAGGATGCAGTTACCGGCGTGGTCGGTTTAGCAAGTGATATTGGCGGCTATCTAGATGAGAATGTTGGAAGCCTAGGCTATGTTCGCATGGGGCCAAACGGATTTGAGTATACCCGTGAGCTTCCTCCAGGTGAGGATGTCATGCGGCTGGATGACGCTTTCCAGGCTGGCTTGAAAAATTTAGGCATTGATGTCCCACAGGGTGACAGCTCGGCTGAAGCAATTGCCCGTGGCCTAATTCAGTTTGGTGCTGGGATGGCGGCGGCTCCGGTGCGTGGGGCTAGCTATCTCAGCATGATGGCCCGAGGTGGTTTTGCTGATGCGCTGTTTGACCCAGAGGCCGGCAACCTGTCTACCCTTTTGCGTGAATATGGATTAGACAACGCAGTTCTAGAGTATCTCGACAGCAAGGTGGATGAAGACGCGGATGCGGCTGCGCGTTTGGAAGCACGCTTCAAGCAATCGCTTGAGGGTGCCGGTCTTGGTATTCCGATAGACATGGTCATTACAGGTTTCCGTTTGGCCAAATCCAACGATGGTCTGCGTGAAGCAATTCGTAACAAACTGACAACTGTTAAAGATAGGCTAACGCAGCCTGGTGATATGCCGACAACTAGCGCGTTTGGGGCGGGCGCGATTGATGAGGCAAAGCCATCAGTAGCAGAGCTGCGCAAACAGGCAAACATCCAGAGATTTGGTTATGATCCGAATGATGTGCAAGTTGACAAGGTTGAAGTGCCAACGGAACAAAAGCCTGGCCTTATTGCTTTCCACGGTTCAGGCGCTGATTTTGATGAGTTTAAATTAGAGAAGATTGGCACTGGCGAAGGTGCGCAAGCATTTGGATATGGGCTTTACTTTACTGACAAAGAGGATATTGCACGGTTTTACCGTGATAGCGTTGGAGCGGGAAATGAAGTCACATACAAAGGCAAGGTCATTCAGGATTTAGACCAAGACTTTGCAGATGAAAACAATATTGCGCATATGGCGGGTCAGCAAAAAACGCCAGAGGATATGCAGCGTGTTGTAGATGATGAAGTTAGGCGCACGCGCAACAATCTTTCTGGCATTGAGCAATCAATAAAAGACTTTCAAGAAAACCCTGATGTATATCCGCTAAAGTTTCACGGCATGGAAATCAGCATGGAAACAGCAGAAAATCAGCGCGAGTTCTTGCAGCGTAGGCTTGATGCAGCACTGGAAGTGCAGGACAACATAGGCCAGATTGAAACAAAACCTGCGGGCAGAATGTATCAAGTCGGTCTGCATGTAAAGCCTGATGAATTGCTTGATTATGACAAGCCATTTGATGAGCAATCAGCGCTTGTCCAAGAAGCCATCTTGAAAGTGTTGAATGAAGTAAACCTTGATGACGCCACCAATTTGGGTGTGGATATTTATAGCCCACCTTACAACGGCAGAATTAACAAAAACACAGAACGCATGGCAATTAAAGAAGCACAAAATATTATGCTAAATAATTTTACAGTTGTGCGGTTCTTGAATGATTGGTCAGTATTACGAGGCGCAGAAAACTCAGGCGAGGAATTGCTTGAGAAGCATGGCGTTAAAGGCATTAAGTACCGAGCAAACAGAGGGGTCGGCGCTCGGAATGTTCCAGAAACCGGCGAAGACAATTATGTTATTTTTGACGACAGGCTCATTAGCATAATGAAAAAGTATGGGATTGTTGGACCAGTAGCTATAACGGCGAACTCTGTAGCTTCTAACAATGAAGAACAAGAGGGTATATAGATGGCTGGATTTCTTCGAGAAGCAATAAAAACGGCGGTCGAGAACGCGGAGCGCCGTTCTTACGGCAACCTAATCCCAGACGATGAAGTTACCAAAACCCCGCAAGGGGACATTGTTGTAAAGGCAATGGACAACGATGACCTCATGGCGTTGAACAAAGCGCTAGAGGAAGGCGGGTTCCAGGGCGGTCTGAACATGGGGCGCATCGGTGAGATATTTAACACCGATCCTGGCGACTTCGACATCGAGACAGTTCTTCAGAACATCAAACAAAACAACGTCGAGCTATTCCAACACCTACGTCGCGAAAAGCAATCTATGGATAGCCTCATGGCCATGGCTAACGCTACTGGCTTTGATGGCATTGTGTACAAGATGCTGGGCCGC